TCATAGCCCCTTCAGCACGTTGCGGAGGACGTAGCCCTCCAATGACCAAATCTTGCGGCGGGCGTCATCATAAGCGATGCGCCGGCCAATGGCGGCGTCGTAATTGGTTGGAGAGGCGCAGGCTGATTCGCCAACGACATGATATCCGTTCATCAGTTCGATGGCGCAGATCATGACGGTGGTGTCGGGAAAATTGTAGTATTTCACCTGGCGGATGCGCTGGTCGATGATTTCCGGCGTAATCCGGGGCGCAACCTTGCCGTTTTCACGGATTTGCATGTCAATTTGCTCTTCGGCTGCTCTGCTCATTGGGTCTTCTTCTCCTTCGGCCTGCCAAAGCCAGGCGTTGTTGCCGGCATAGTGATAGGCGCCGGCCTGGCCATCGTTATTCGAGGCCACCAAAACCTTGAAAGGCCTGTCGTGGGTCAGGCCCCGGTCGTTCAGCGGACCGCCTCTGCAAATTCCGTTCAAAACTTCGCTCATGCTTTTAGTCCTGCTCCGGTGATCAATCGGCATGTGCCGTGGGTAGTGGGGGCGGCGCTGTCGGCAATCCACGACATGCAGCGCGTGGTGATGCAATTGAAAGCCTGGGTGATCTGGGCGTCGGTGTCGCCGTAGCGCAGCCTGACGCCGCGACTGGTCGTCATGTGATCAGCGCCGGCTATGGGAGAGACGTTGACGAACGGGCACCAGCACGTCTGCGCCATCGTGATCGGCATGCCGGTGATGGGGGCGACTTTATCGGGAATGTCGGTCATTTCTTGCCCTCGTGGTGCAGTTCGACCCAATTCCAGTGGCCGACGCCGTCGTTGCAGTATTCATTGCCGTCGGGGGCGCAGACGAAACGCGACCCCGCCGTCAATGGCAGGCCTTTCCACGGGCCGTCGCGGCAGACGCCGGTCCATAGCTTGGTCGTTTTGATGGGTTCGGGCTTGAACGGGGTCATCGCGACTTCAATTCCTTCTTCAGCACCTTCGCCGCCGCCTTCAGTATCCTGATCTTGCGCTTCAATTCTTTCTTGCTGTCATCCTTGTAGGATGGTTGCCGAACCAATCGCAAATGTGTCACGGCACGACCCTCCAATCCTGGGCCAGCATGTCGGATTGGCTCGCCAGCCAGCCCATCAGGATTTCGCCGGTCGCCGTCTTCATGATGAAGCAAGGCAGCACCTTGACCGTCCCGCCGGGCTGCGCGCGAGCGTAATCGCGGGCCGGCTTTGACCACAGCTTTTCGCTGTAGACTTCGCGCGGGCCTTCCACGCCCGACAGAGCGATCCACATATCCTTGCCGTTCCATCCTTCGCGCTGGACTTTGCAGCCGGCCCGCATTTGCAGGATGGCCGTGCCAAAATCCGTGCCGTAGGAATTTTCGAATTGCTTGAGGTCGCTGGTGACTGGAGGCCGACGCAGCAATTCCATTTCCGTTGGCTTGTCGCCGCCGGGCATGCGGTCCTCGCCTTGCATCTGAACGAAGCCTGTCCCGTAGATCATGGCGTCTTTCGCCGCCTTTATGACTTCGTTATCACGCGGGCCGGTGGGGTTGTCGTCCAGCAGCGCCTCCATATTTCGGCGCTGCTCAGGCGTCTGGAGGGGGTGTCCAAAGTCGCCGGCCAGCGGAATGCCCTGCATTTCGGGGTCTTGAGGGTCGAAAAGGTTGTCGTCGCCGGGCTTTCTATGCGATCCGGCGATGCTGGGGCGGTGATGGACCGGCCCGGTGGGGTGGGCCTCGTCCAAAGCAGCCTGAATTGACGGTTTGATGTGTCCGTTGGTCATTTTTTGCTCTCATGCATGTCGCGGTGGGGGTGTTTTTCGACTTCGTGGACGGTTTCACGACGTTTTTCGGGCTTTTCAGCCTCTTTTTCGGGTTTTTCGGCTGTTTTTGGAGCCTTCTCCGTCACGGACGTGGGGTTATTGCGGAAAAACATGACTTTTCCTCCATAGTTAACCAGGGTAGAGCGGTTCAAGGGGCCGATTACGACCATATTCCACCTCTTCGTTCATTTCCGCCAGCCTTTCGTCGGATCTGACGAGGAGGCCGCAGTCGCGGAGGTGCCGGATGGCCTGGGATGTGGTGTCGGTGAGGTCGTCATGCAGCGCCTTGGGGAAGGAAGCCACTTGCCTGATCACCATTTCCGCCCATTCCTTGTCTGGCGCGTAAATCATGCCCTCCGCGAACAGCGGCTGGACGCTGTAAAGACGCGCCAGCTTGTCCTGGTTGCCAGGGTTGATCAAATGAACCGCCCAAGGCTCGTGGCCATAGAGCCGGCGCATTTCCTGAGCGACGCTGATGCCGCTGGCCTTGGCCTCGACCAGCAGCCGGTCGACCTTCAGCTTCTTGCAATGGAGGGCGACTTTAGCCACCAGATCGGAAAGGGACAGGCGCTCGGTCCAGGCGTACATCAAAATGACGCGCGGGGCGGCGTTGAGGCTGGAGTTGGGCGCTCCTTCCGGCATTTCCTTGGGATGGCCGTAGCGATCCACCAGGCGGGTGGCGGCGTTGCGGGTGTCGCCTGAAAACACCCCCCACACCGTCATGGCGCTGGGGTCGTTCTCCTGCTTCAGGCCGTAGGCGGTGTCGATCGAGGCGACGATAAAGTCGAGCGCGGGAAATTCCGGCTTGTCCCACAAGATCCAGTCGGCGTCCTTGATGACGCCGCCTCCTCGCGGGACCGGGGCCTGCTGCATCTGGCCGGCGGTGGCGAACGGCCCCATGATCCGCTCTTCGCGTTCGACCACGTCGAGGGGAAAGCGGGCGGGAAAATAAAGCTGGCCGGGGATGGTGCGGGGGTCGGTGAAGCCGAGCATGGTGGGATGGGCGCGATCCGGATCGTAGCGCATCGGGATCATGATGTGATCGTAGCCGAGCTTCTTGTCGAGGATCATCCCGGACAGATCGGCCTCGTGCAGCCGCTGCATGATGACGACGATCGCGGACTTGCGCGGCGAATTGAGGCGGGTCGGGACAGACTCCCTGAACCACAGGTTGACGCTCTCGCGGGTGCTGTCGGAGTTGGCGTTCTTGACGCTGAGAGCGTCGTCGATCAGGACGCGGTCGGCGCGGTGGCCGGTGTCAGCGCCCGCCGCGACCGCCCTGCGCCATCCGGAGCGGGTGTTTTCGAACACCGTCTTGGAGTTCTGGTCGCCAGTCAGTTGCACCAGACTGCCCCAGTGCTTCTGGTACCATTGGGTGGTGACCAGGCGGCGCATGCGAATGCTGTCGCGCTCGACCAATTCGATGTTATGGGACGCGCAGAGATAGCGCATATGGGGCAGCGCCGCCGGCCCCCACTCCCAGGCTGGCCAAAAGACGTTGAGGAGGAGAGATTTCATCCCTCCTGGAGGGATATTAATAAGGAGACGGTTGTAGGGCTTGCCATCGACGGAAGCGCCGTCGGTGATCGCCTCCAGGTGCTCGCAGATATAAGGAAGGTGCCAGTTGTCGATCATCGGCTGGCCCGGCTCGACCTCCTTCCAGGCCCGCTTGACGAACTCGTGCAGGGACCGCTCGCAAAATTCCTTGTCGATGCGATCGAGGACGTCCTGGGGGTCGACCTTCTGGAGCGCGGTCATCCGAACACCATGCCTTTATCAAGCGCCAGCATATAAGAAATGGCGGCCAAATGATTCTCCCAGTCGGGATTGATAAAGCGCCAGGCGTGGACGCAGGCAGTGTAGGATCCGAACCACATCGGCGCCCAGTCGCAGGACGAAGAGAGGGAAATTCCCAGCTTAAGAGCAGGGTCGTTCTTCACTGCAACTCCCCGATCTGGCGCTTGATTTCTTCGACCGGGAGCCGCAGCCAGGCGGGATCGCAAATGGCGTGAATGGCGAAAACGTAGCGGGCCTCAGCAAAGTCGCGGGCCTGTTCCTTGCAGATCGGCCAGAGGTATTGAACGTCGATGGCCCGCTGTTGCGCCGCCCACCAGTCCTGAAGCAGGGAAATCGGGTTGGGGATTTTCATAAATGCCCCGCCGGCGCCCAGGTCTTGAGATCCTTGATGGCGAAACAAAAAGCAGGCTCCGTCGAGGGGTGGGCGGGAATGACCTGCATCTTCCACTCGCCGTCGATAAACTGGACGTTGAGCGGGAAGATCCGGCCTTCATAGGGTTTCGGGCCTTCGACGGTAATATCCACCAGGGAGCGGGGAGCGGGCTTGAAGGGGGGCATGGGCAGGGTCACTCCTCATCGTCTTCGGGATTATGGCTGGAATGCCCGATCGCTTTCTGCAGCGCCTTTTCGGCCTGGAGAAGCTCCTCGTTGGTGAGGCGGGAAATGTCGATCTTGGTCAAGGTGTTGATATTGACGTTGGAAACCGTCTCGACCTGGCGGCGATCGCCGTAGAAGCGAGGAGAGCGTTTGACCGCCAGCCACTCCCTGGCGTGAATGCGGTGGGGCAGCTTGGCGACATCGAGGTCAGTGATTGCCTCGTCGGCAATGGTCACGATCTCGCGGGCGATGTCATCGGCATATAGCTCTCGCGCCGCCGCGAAGGCCCGCGCGAACTCCGGGTGCTCCTCCAGCCAATAATACATAATCCGGGCGTTGGGCGCCCAGACCGCCTCCAGCGCGATCTGGCGCAAGGTCTTGCCGTCGGTGACCATATCGCAAATCCGCTCGGCTATCTCCGGAGTGTAGACAGCGGCCCACGGCGGCTTGACCTCCGGGGGCGTCGGCGCCGCCTTAACGGACTGCGCTAACTCGTAGCGAGCGATGCGCCGGTTTTGCTTCTTGGTGGGCATGGCGTGGGCCTCCGGGAGAGGGGTCGGGGGAGTATATGAGGGAAATGGGCTTGCCGGCAAGAGCGAAAACGGGTTAGACAAGCGAGTACGAAATTGGGAGGAGGAGAGTGTGGAGATGGGAAAGAATAGAGCGCCAGAAATGGTTTCGGACGACTGTGGGGGGTACGACCCCTTCACCCAGATCTGCAAGCCTTACGACTACAGCCGCCATGGCTTCAAGCTATCGAAGTGGGAAACCCGCATCCTGCCAAGGATAAATATGTGCGTGTGGGTCGCGGATAGACAATTCGAGATCTACACCCTCTATGCCGAGGGCGTCCAGGAAAGCAAGATCGACCTGCTGGAGGCGATTACGGCGCATATCGACACCTGGGAGGGGGACTCGGCGGGGGAAATGAACGATACGTTGGAAGCCTTGGAGAATCTCGTCACTGGGCTGAATGACCTCATGATCAAGGTTAGGGGGAAGATTGAGAAAAGTTCAAAACAAGCCTAGTGAAACGTGGGAAATGAATGAGAGCATTCGTTTCCCATGTCCGTTTATTGGTCAACAACCGAATACGTTTGAAAACCAGGGAAAATTTTATAGAAAAATTTTTGGGGCTTATAGTATACTCTGAGCCGCCTATTAGCGGGGGTACCCCCCTCATTTTTTCGATCGAGGCCTGTGATCCCCCTGTCAGCACCCTGCCAGAACAGACCGGGAACGGCCATGTCAGGGGGCTGTCAGCCCCCTGACAGGCCTGGGCCTGGGCGTTAGCCCTCGCCGGCCAGGGCGGCGGCGTAAGCGGCGGCGCCCTCGGCGGCGACGCTTGGCTCGGTCCACCCCAGGGCGCGCGCCTCATGCTCGGCATAGGTGCGCGCCGATCGCGCCGCCTGCTCTGCCCGGCTGATCCAGCCAGGCTCACCCGTGCGCAGCACCCTCACCTCTTGGAACTCGTTCCGCTCGCGACGCAGGCGGGCGATGTCGTCGCGCACATACTTGGGCAGGATGCGCCCCTCGTGTATGACGCGCCAGGCGTCGGATCCCTTGTGGAAGGGCAGGCCTTGAACTTGCAGCATGTCGTGTGCCTTTCGTGTGCGGTTGTTAACTGGCCCTTATATGCCTGGCGTCAACCTAGTTGTCAAGCGCGAAAATAATTTATTTTAATTTGTAAACCTAGTTGACAACCGAACACGCTCTGGCTATATTCGGGACAGTTCAACGCCGCAGACAAAAAGGCCTCTCCAAATGATCCGCACAGCCTCCGACATGCTCGCCGCTCTCAAGTCTAACCGCTTCTGCGGCGTCGTGCTCTATCGCGGCCCGTCGATGATTGATGGCGCGCCGATCGTCGCCATCGCCAACAAAATCACCTCAGCGTCGACCAATGCCAAAACCGGCGCGATGGTTCAATCGTTCATCATCCGCTCGGACGTGTCGCCGGTCGTCGCCCTCAAGCAAGGCTTGGACAGCAGCGTGTGCGGCGATTGCCTGATGCGCCCCTATCTCGGCGGCGCTTGCTACGTCAACGTCGGTCGGTCTGTCCGTAGCGTTTACGAAACCCTGGTGCGCGGCGATCGCTACGCCGAGCCGGGCGTTGATTACGACGTCGCCATCCTGCCCGAATTGTTCGCCGGCCTGGGCTTCCGCCTCGGCACCTATGGCGACCCGGCTGCGGTCCCTTTCCAGGTTTGGCGCGCCGCCACGCTTCGCGCCGCCTTCACTAACGGCTATTCGCACCAATGGCGCGACGCTCGTTTCCAGGCTCTCAAGACCATTTGCATGGCGTCGTGCGACAGCCCGGCGGACCTGGCGGACGCGATCGCCGCCGGCTGGCGCTCGTTCCGCGTCCGCACCCCGTCGGAGGCGAAAGCCAAGGGTGAAGTGATTTGCCCCGCGTCGAAAGAGGCCGGCGTGAAGACGTCGTGCGACGCCTGCCAGGCCTGCGGCGGCACGAGCGCAAAGGCGAAAGCGTCGATGGTCATCATCGCCCACGGCGCAACCGCAAAGCGTTTTGTCGGCGCCCAGGCGTAATTTTTTCGACAACTGGGTTGACAAGCCTGTCAACCCAGTTTACATATAAGTCACCAAACAGGAGCACACGTTATGACCCAAACCGTTGACACCCTCAAGGCCGAAGGCCTGTATTTTGAAGCCGGCAAGCTCGCCCGCAAGCTCGGCAAAGACCGCCATTACGGATGCCATTTCGGCATGCGGTCGACATACGATTACGCCGTTTCGTCGTTTTATCAGGGCTTTGACGCGCCGGCGGACAAGCCCCGCCTGGCGCCGGCCTGCAACGCGCGCATCGTGCAAGTGCTGATCCATGGCGCTAAAGGCGACTTGGCTTTCGACGCCGCCGGCGACATCCGCTATGGCTGGGACGCCGAGCGCGACTGTCGCACCGCCGCCGGCGTTGGCCCGATCCTGGTCAAAAACACGCGCGACGCTCTCGTGATCACTGAATCCGGCCTGGAATGGATCCTGGAAAACCTGCAGGGCTGCATGACCAAAAACGACGAGCGCCAGGCCCTGGCGTTCCTCAAAGGCAACGCCGACGCCACCCGCGCCTATCGCTGAACCAAAGGAAAACCGCCATGATTCTCGCCCAAACCTTCAAAACCGCCCGTGGCGCCGCCGAACAGGCGGCCCACCGCCAGGGCTGCGCCGACGACGCTTTCAAGCGCGGCGACGCCGCCTATCGCTACACTTTCCGCATCGTGCGCTTCAATCACGATCGGCGCGACGAAGGCCTGGCGATCACCCAAAACGCCGCCTATACCTGGCGCATCGAAAAGACGAGGGTCAAATAATGGACGCTGTCGAATATTGCATGGCCTTGCGCCATCTGAAATTGACAGGGCCGCAATGCGCCGCCCTGTTCGGCTATTCTCGCCAGACGCATTATCAGCACTGGCGCGAAATTGGCCCACCCTTGCCTGTCGCGATGTTCCTGCGCCTGATGATCCGCACCGGCATGTCACAAAAACAAGCCCTAACGTATACGAAAACGTGACCTTTAACGAAAGTAAACTAGATTGACGCCTCCGGGCGTCTTTCTTCGTTTAGGGGTTTGCTTAGGGGTTCTTTTAGATGTTTCGAAAAATCAAACCCCTGCCCTTAAAACCATGATTCTAAAGGCCTTTCTCGATTTTAGGGGTTTTGGGGTTTTACGAGCTACCTTTATATAGAAAAATCATCTATATATGTCTCATATTAAGACATAAGATATAAAAATTATTCCTTAAATATAAAATAAAACCCCTAAAACCCCTGTATTACGTCCTAAACCATTGATTTAACAGGAAGAATGACTAGGGGTTTGCTCGAACGCAAACCCCTATAAAACCCCCAAAATTTTC